GTTATGGCATTCCCCGTTCCCATCGTGATCGCTGGGGCCGTTGTGGTATTGGCCGTCGCGAAGGTGCCTAACCCACTAATCTGCGTTGAAGGAATAGTCGGCAGATCCGCAGCCACCAACGAGCGACACGTCGGCTGCGCAGCAGCTCCCGAGGTCGGCCCCGCGAGCACGCAATTTGCCGCCTGGGTCACGAGCGTGAAGGTGAGCGTCCCCGCGCCGGTGACTGGCGAGTTGGTGATCGTGTAGAAGGGCGCGGTCGAGCCGTCGGCGAGGCCGACGCTGGTGACGCTGCCGCCACTACTACCGTTGATCGGCGCGACCTGCGCGAACGCGGCTGCCGACAGCAGCAGCCCCGCTAACCCTACGAAGATCCGCATCATTGCACCGCGACGAACAGGGGGCGCACCGAGCATTGCAACGCGGTAGAGCTGCCCGCCGCGGTGACGATGCCCTCAATGTAACCTCGGCCCCAGGTGAAGTTCGTCAGGGCATTCGCCGTGAACACGCCGCCCGCGGCCCCTGTGCCTGCGGCAACGTACGTTGAGCCGTCCGACGCGAGCATCGAGAGCGTGACGGTGGCGCCATTCCAGGTGCCCACGCAATCGAAGGCGCCAGAACCCCCGGGCCACAGCACTGCCGTCCCCGTCACCTTGGCTGCCGTCGAGGCGCTCCCCACCAGATAAAACTGCGTCACGCCCTGTTGATTTTGCTGCGCTCGTGCGAGCGTAAACAGCACCAGCAGCGTGATGAGGGCTGTTACCGCGTAGAACAAGAGGAATCTTATGGGCAGTTTCATGTCAGGGCAACCTCCGCAAACATTGCGCACAATTGTTCAAAGGAACGGCCATCCTCCTCATGCGGGCGGCACGCCCAAGGTGCCAAACTGCGACGAGTAATCCACGCGCAGCAGCGCGGTCAAATACTTCGCCCCATTCAACGTGCCCGCGGGCGTATAGGTGCCGCGCACGTCGCCCGTGCTCGAAGTCGCGGGGGATGTGAGATCGCGCGCCACAAACGTCCCTGCGTCCGCCGCATCGTTGAACATCATGGCGAGAATGCCGCCCGACGGCACATGAAACGGCAGGCCCAGCACATTGCCCGTGCCAAACGTCGCGCCCGTAATCGAGGCGGAGGAGGTGATGCTGGCTATCGCCGACCACGTCTTTTTCCCCGTGAACGAGGTGCCCGTCTGCACCTCCGTCTGCGCCGTGCCGTAGTAATCGAGGCCTGCTGCCGTCACGGTGCTCGAGGTCGTCCACGCGCCAATCAAGTTGCGCGGCACATCGGGCTTCGTCGCGGCGAGCACGGCGGTTCCTGCGGCCGCAATCGAGGCCGACACGGAGTAGTAATTCGACACACCGACCACGGGCGCTTGTCCCGCTACCGTTGCATTCGCCGTCGCCGCGGACGAGACTGCGCCCGCGACCGCATACGTGCCGGTGGCGGGCGTGGGGTAGACGTAGAACGGACACGAGGTCGCGCCGTTCGTGAGCACGGCGTTGAGCACCTGCCCTGTCGAGAGCGTGACCGGGTACAGACCCGTGTTTCCGCTCCAATTCGCATTCAGGGTTGCGGACGAGGCCGCAGCGGCGAGCGTTGCCGTGAACGTGAGCGCATTCGCACTGCTCACGGGCTTCCACAAAATATCCGCGACCCCATTGGCAGCGGCGGGCATGTACGCGCCCGGGATCGATACGCTGTTCCAGGATAAGGTGGCGGGGTTCCAGTACTGCAACCCCTGGTCACTCGTGAACGCAATGCAGCCCGAGGCTCCGGGGCCATTGGGCATGGCGGCGACGAGCGCCGCTCGCGTACCATAAAAATCCACTCGTCCGTCAAGCTGGGCTGAGGCCGTCATGCGATGATACTCCTAGAGGGAAATAGTGTGTGTTGAAAAGGCGTTCGGACTATTGAGCACGCCACTCCGCCCGAACGCATGCGGAGCCGGCACACCGCGCGTTGACGTTGAAACGAACGGTCGGCGCCTATTGTGCGTGGAAAGGGTGCGCTTACAGCCTCGAACGCTTCGAGGCGTAATAGCGTGCGAGCGACGCCTGCTTAACGCAGGTTTTGCAGTTTCGATTGGTGGCTGCATAAAACTGATTGGAGGGCTTCATCCCCAGGCAACGCGGGCAGAGTCTCTGTTCGAGCGATTCCTCTACCGCATCGAACATGGGCACCTCGTCCGCTGTGCGCAGCACTCCGTACAATCCCAGCATGCGCACAATATAGCCCCGTGAAAGCAGTCCCACGAGTGCATAATCGAGTTCCTGCTTCGTCGCTGTAACGTGCAAGGCGATATGCCGGCGGGTGAAAAAGCAACGCGCCCGCTCCGTAAGGTAGCAGAGCACGGCGCGCGGCAAGGGGTCCAAAACAAGAGGCGGTGCCACGCATGGTACGACTTTCGGCGCTGCGCAGCTCTCGATCCCGCCCGACCGTCGTAGAGGCGGCTGAAGGGAGTCCAACGACTCTACAGATCTGTACACAGGGGATCAGATTTTGGGCGATTCTGCCGCGCTCTTGACCGCGGCGGCACTCGCCGTGGTTGCGGGCGTCGCTGCGGTCACTGCGGCATCGATGGCTGCGACCGACGCAATCACACCCGACAAGTCAATCGACGGATTGGCGGCTTGCAATGCGGCAATCTGCGCATTCAACGCGGCAACCTCCGTCGCCACATCCGTAATCAACGTCGTCACATCGTTCTGCAATTGCTGTACGGCGGTGGTCAATTGAGTGAGCTGAGTAGACATGCTGTTTACCTTTTCGTGGAGTGAGAGGAGTAAAGATTCGAGCGGCCAGATAGCCCGGTTATGAAACCAGCCCATTACAGTTCCGGAATGATGGCGGCGGGCCAGCAGCGGCAATTCCAGATGCGTCCTGGGTGATGCCGCATCATGCGACCGTTCTCATTCACGAGCGGGGGATTGTCCCACGAGCACACTTGCCCCTGCATCACTCGGTGCCCGGGGCGCACATCTGCATCGCCCGCCGTTTCCCATGTGTAATGGGTCGAGCCCGCCTGCCGTGCCCGCGCCTCTTGCAGCACGCTCGCCGTTGTCGCGACTTCCGTGCGCGCAATCAACTTCGCGCGATTGAACGTCACCTCTCCCGACCGCATCACCTCATCGATCAAGTCCGTTGAGCGCACGCCGTTGACGAGCGCCTCCTGCGTCAGCTTAACGACGCGCTGCGCAGCCTTCGTCGGCAGCGAGGTGATGAGATCGACTTGCTCCGCCATACGCTCTGCGAACAAATGCCCGACGGGTGTATTGCGGATGTCGAAACGCAATTGCTGCCCCAGGGCGCCCGACAATGCGCGCCATGTATCGATGTCCCGCCCGTTGACATCCATCAGCATTTTGAGCGCATGGCGCTTGGCCCAAGGCTTCAGCGCCTTCGCGTACTCGTACAGCAACGAGGTCAGCTCCGCAGCCCCCTCGGTCTCGAGGCTCGGGTAGGAGCGAATCATGCGCGCTACATGATCGGCAATCGAGCGCAACCCCGCAAAGTACTGCTGCTCGGCGCGAGCGGTTTTCGGCCGTCGATCAAGGCGCTTGAAGGACAACTTATCGCCGGTCGGCAGGGGAACAGGGGGTTCCCCGTGCGATTGAACGAATCCCCGGCGCACGCCGGCAAGGTTGGGGTTCAAGCGTCGCCCTCACCGTAATACGCATCCACGCGCCGTTTCACCTCGGGGTCCGTGAGTAGCGCAAAGCACTTCATTTCACCGCCCTCAATTTAGGCGTCCCGGTGGGCTTCACCGGCATGGCAGGATCGTCGGGGCCGCCCCCGACCTCATCCCCTTCCCCCGCGCCGCCGAGCTGCGCTTTCGCGGATGCCATCAGTTCCTCGGGCGACGGGGCGAGTTCGGCCTTGGCCGCCTCGATGTCCTCGTCCTGAATGTTCGAGAACATGCCCGTCTGATTCGCCATCTGTTTCAACTCCTTCATGCCGCCTTGTTGCGTGAGGAGCTGCGCATCGTAGGCTTGCGTCACGGCGGTCGTCTTTTTGACCGCCACGTCCGCCTTCTCCCCGTCCGTCATTTTCCACAGCGGTCGGAACTTCAGCGCCCACACCTCGGGCGTGTCCCGACCCCAGAAAGAGCGGTATGCGACGCGGTAGAGAATATCGACGGGCGCGGCCATGTCGGTCGCCTGGTCGTTCGCTATCGACTCCTGATAATTGCGGATGTCCGCATCCCCCGTCGAGAACCCCGCGGGCGACTGACCAAAAAGCATCACGAGGGGCGTACGGGTGGCCCCTGCGAGTTGCTCTGCCTGCTGCGCCATGACCGCATCGAGCCCTGTGAATGTGTACGCATGCGCCTCGAACGAGTCATCCGCATCGATGACCGTGATGCCCTCATTCGTCTGGTTGTAGCGCATGATGGCGACTTGCTTCTGCACCGCCTTCTCCGCCTGGGCATTGCCCGCGAGAATCGTGCGCAGGTTCTTCATCTTGAGCGTGCGCAAATGCGCCTTGTACACGAGCTGCGCCACGCCCTGTGAGGTTGAGTCGAAGGCGAGCAGCCTGTCCCACAGACGCTCAAGCACTGACTGCGACCACAGATTCTCCGAAATCTTCTGCCAGTACGGCAGCCTCACGCCCTCGAACCGCAGCACGCGCGAGTAGTGAATGCGCATGCGGGGGATGCCCCCGGAATCCGCAACCGTGTCATAGAAGCGCGGCATGCCAAACATCGGGCCATACTCATCAACGAGATCCGAGAGCGAGGGCGTCACGACCCAACGGTCGAGAGGCAGCAGTCCCTTGAACTGTCCCTGGCGCAAGGTTTCGAGGCGCAGCGGCGTCGCGGGGTCCTGGTCCTCGATCATCATGAACGCGAGCGCCCCGCCGTACAGCCGCGCCCACTTTTGCGTCTGGCACAGCGCGCCCCACACTTGCAGAGCGGCGACGTGCTTCTCGAACTCCGCAATGCGGTCGGGAGCATCGTCCGTGATAATCTCCACGCCCTCCCGCGTCATGTCCTCCGCCCGCGTATCGACCGCTCGGCCGACGATCCACGAGCCTCGATACGCCCACTCGATCTGCTGCCGCACGCGCGTAATCGGGCGGAAGGCGTACATGCCCGCGTCGCCCTGGTTCCCCGAGCCCAAGCCCGTGTGCGTCATGTAGTTGACGAAGGAGTCTTGCGTTGCGAACGATTTCGCGGACTTCGCATCCTGCGTCTTCGCGCGACGGGCCGAGGGCTGCTTTGCTTTCACCTGATTTCACCGTCGATCGACCACACAGCGTCTTGCCTCAAGTCAGCTCCTTCATCACAAACGTCCGCTGCTCGATCCTGCGCCGTATCACATCAATCGCGATTTGTGGCAAGTCCGCCTGCCGCGCGATCACGATCTTCGATTCGTCCTCCTCATTCTTGAACTTCAGCCACGCCGCGAAGCGCACCTGCTCGACGCCCGTGAGCGCCTCGACACGGGGCTCTGCCGCGCGATTCGTGAACTTCGGCTCCAGCGATTTCAAGGACAAGTCCGTCACGCGCCCATCGCCCGAGACGTGCAGGGTTTTCGTCTGCATTTGCTCCGCGAGATCGTCCTTCGCGAGCGCCCCGAGTTCGTTGAGTCCGTATAGCAGCGCGGTCATGGGAGCTCCTCCTTCGTGATGACGGCAAAGTCAGTGCCCCAGGGCACCACCAGTATTCTTGCGTCGCTCAGCACCGCCTTCAACTGTTGAGCGAGCTGTGTCAGGTACTCTTGCGTCGCGTGCTTCGTCGTGCGCTCGCTCAACCGCATCACGAGGACTTCGTCCGGGCGCAACGCGAGCTTCGCCACCGTGAAGTCGTCCGGAATCGCAACCGTCGGGGGTATCGTGAGTTGCGCCTGCTCTTGTGCTGTCGCGTTCATGCCATCTCCGCAATCCGCATCCATGTCTCCTCCGTGCGCTGTGTGGGGTTGTAGACCATCATCACACCATCGGCAAGGTTCGGGGACTTCGTGCCTTTGGGCTGCTTATCGACTTTTAACTTGCCCACTTCATTGCGCACGTACTTGGGCTGCGAGAGTTCCATGGTAAGTTGCGTGAGTTCGGGCAATGTGCTATCGAGCGAAATGATTTCATCAGGATCGCACGGCATCCCCTCCACCACCCACCGATACGTGTTGCGGAACCGAATACGCAGCGCCCACCAGGATTGCGCCTTGAGGTTCAAAAAGTAGTCGCGATTGACACGCCCCTCCACCATCATCCCATCAGGATCGTACAGCCCCTCGACACTCGCACTGCCCCGGAACGAACACGCAATGACCAGGCGCTTCGATTCACTTTCGCGCATCGCATTGATGGCATTCACGTCGCCGCGCACGAGCGCGCCCATACCGTCTGCGTCGTAGTCGAAGGCACGGTATCCAAGGTCATCGCACAAGTTGACAGCACGCAGAGTGCTCTTGTACGTGTCGCTGCCCTTACCGCTCCACGACTCCGCGTGATTGACGAGAATGCCCTTGCGCCCAATAAAGGCATTCTTGTCAATTCCCTCGTCCGCAATGTCGAGCGCGCCGCGGGATTCGCCCGTGACCACGATCCCTAAGCGCGTGTGCGCGTCGATGGCGGCCTGTACCCAAGGGGACGGGATAAGCACCCCTTCCGACGACCCGAGATAGTTGATATCGATCTCTTGCGCAATCGCCACCGGATCGTCCGCTTTTTCACACTCCCGCTCGTACCACGCTTGCCCCTTGCGCGGATCGTCGCGCCAATGCAGCGTGAATATCGGCGTCTTGCCCGCGTGCCGGCGCTGCGCAAAGAGCGAGGCCATACCCTGCACAGAGGGCGTCGAGACATCGATGCGGCAATTCGTCGTGCCTAGCAACCCCGTTTCCGCCGTCTCGGGATGTTCCAGCCACGCCGCCTCATCGACGAAGTACAGCGTGGTGCGGTCGCCGCGGCCTATGCTGTCACCGATCTCCCCGGTTATCGCGCTGCCCGTGTCGGGGAACATGATGCGCATCTGCGGCGCGGTTTTCTTGTTCCACCCTGCACGCAGCTCGTGCGGCAGCCAGTCCATGAAAATACGTGCCTTCTCAAGGAGGGATTTTGGTTGCCCGAGTTCGTCCACATACTCCTGCTTGCGCGACCCGAACCCCACGATCATGCCCTTGTACGTTGTGCAGAGCGTACACGCGAGGCCAATCGCAAGCCACGAGACGCCCGAGTCCCGGGACTTCTCCGTCAAGCCCCGCTCTCGTGCGCGCCAACGCGCAATGGCCCAATCAACCCACTCCTCCTGTTTCGGGAACAGCACGAACGGAATGAACGCAGGGCGCCCGATGTCGAGGTTGCGAGGATCGAACGTCACGCCCCAGTCGATAATCATCTGGGCGGGGTGTCGAGCGTAATACTTAATCAGCGGCGCAAAACCCGGCGCCGACGCACGAATGCTGCGCAGATGATTCTCTCGGTGCCTGAACACCGCAGCGTAATCGGGGTTGTGCCAATCAAAGGCATAATTGAGCGGCATTAGACATCGTTACGCACGGGCATAGGCAACAAAGCGCGATAGGACATGGCGGCATCATCGTCGCTAATCATCGACGATGTATCGGGAGCGGGCATCATCTGGGCGATGAGGCGCGTATCGACTTTTTGGCGATACTTCGGGTTTGTGACGGAGGCAAACCACTTGCGTGTATCGATGCGCAGCTTGCGATGCTCGGTCATGTCAGCCGTTGTCGTTTCAATGCCGTTCGGCCCAGTCTTCACCTTGACTCCGATTTGCGGCGTATCGGCGATTTCTACTGATTCATCGGCGTAGGTGTCAGCTTGATCGAGCCTGGCGCGTGCGTAATTTGCAGCAAAGGTCGGCCGCTCGCGCATCCACTTATACACTGTGGGGAGGCACGGCATCGCGGGGTCCCGCGTAATCCGGTACAGGCTGGTTCCCTCAGCGAGCCTGGCGCAAATCAGGTCGGCTTTCTCGTCCGACCAATCACCAGCACCGGGTAATCGCTCGACCGGTGCCGGATTAGCTACTATCCCAACACCACGGGCCGGGTTTCCCTGGGCGCGCTGGCGTTCACCACGGTCTTTCTTGTGGCCACCTGGGCGCTTGGCTTTGTGAGTCATCTAGACGATTCCGAGGCTATTGATGTGGCCATTGACCTGGGTTGGGCTGTAATGGCCCCAAATAGAAAGCTTTTCATGTTCCCAACCGTGATCCAGTACTGGGCCGGCGAAACCCCCAGACACTTCGCCTTGTGCCTGGCCCAGACCTCCCACCACACATAGTGCAGGTGCATCGCATCCTTGAGCCCTGGTGGCATCACCTGATAGGCCCGATGAATGTCGAGTGAAATTCCTGTGTAAACTTCCGGCCAGGTTTGGTCGGGGTGCCCGTTAGGCCCCACTTTCATATTGTGCTGGCCCGCTCCTTCCCGCTCTTCGCGTATTTGAGCCAGTGTGCAGCGGATTTGCCCCAGACGCTCCCGCGGCATGATCCTGTCGCTTGAATTCACCTCGATGCCCAACATTATGCGCCGCTGGCGAGCCCAATCACGGCCCCAAATATCTACTTCATCGGGGCCATGTTTGCTCATTGTGCGGTGGAGACAATGTGGCCCTGCTGGGCAACAGCGGACCGCTCGTGGTTGATGTTGGGCAACACCAATTCGGAAATCCTTGTCAGCTATTGAAGCTAACTGTCAACAGGAATGACAACCAGGCCGGCATCTTAACACAAGTGCTTAACCGTGCCAAGATTCAACAGCGGCTGACGGGCCGCAGGCGCAGAGTATGGCCCATGGCCCAACATACCCAAGGATGACACGGAGAGGTATCTTCCTGCCACGTGGCAGCCCAACCCGGTATATCAGTAGCGATCCCCTATCACCAGCCGAACGGCGGGCCTCCCGTTCAGCGTTGCACTTCAGGCGGCCCTTGTGCAATGCCGCCCCGGATGGAGGGTGGAGGTGGATGGAGGTTCTCCCAGCCTTCTCCCCAGGTACGCGCGTCTAAAGACGAGAGCCGGGACAGGGGGTCCATCTGCCTCCACCACCAGCGGTTGAATGGCCCTCCGGACTCGGCGGGAGCTTTACTAGGCGCGGGTGGAGGCTCACTGTCAAGGTGGAGGTGCGGGTGGAGGCTCGAAGTTCCACCCCGATGACCACGCACATTCTACGGCTTGACGCAAGAACCGACCTATGCTACGCTGTGGATACCTGAGGTGGAGGCGCAATCAATGGCTACTAGTGGGGGTCGGCCGGCTATTCGAGTATACACGTTCTTGCGTTCGGTCGAGGCTCCGGGCCGCCGGATGGGGTCGACGGTCGCTAGGACCTTTCGAACACTCGAATTTGCTCGTCGGTACGCTTGGAAGCAGGTAGGCCGACATCCCGAGCTACTGGAGACGCGTGCCTTTCGCCGCATCGAGGGCCGCACCACCCAGTGGGAGCTTACGGTGAAAGGGGCCACACTCCTCGACTTATTCCCGCCCCCACCATCCGTGGCCCCCAAGCCTGTATCCGAGTTGCATCGCTGGCCGTGGGGAGAGGTGGACGACGGCCCGTTGGCCTCGATTCTGGACGAATTTTAGATGACCCCCGAGCAGCGTTTCTCGGCCACTGTCCGTAAAGCCATCCTGGGGGCCGGCGGAGACGTCGTCCAGCTGCTCGACGCGGGGGTTCCAGGGCCGTCGGACATCATCATCGAATGGTATACCAGGCGCGGCGATTATCGGGCGTCGTGGGTTGAGATCAAGGTTGATGCGCCGCTGCGGCCGGAGCAGCGCTGGTTCCTGCGAGACCGCTATGCTCGATTTGGCAATGCGTTTCTGGTGCGCCAGGATCTTAAGGCCCACAAGGTCTTCTTATGGCGCGGCTGCGATGTGCCGCTGTTCAGCGGCATGCCTAACCGGGCACAGGCGTTGTGGGAGGGTGGTCGATTCAATGCGGCGCAGGCACTACTCCACATGGCTGCCTGTAAACATACTTGTGCGGAATCTCGAACCGTGTTTTAATGGGGCTTCGGTCGAATTAACATATAGAGGATAGCAGTCATGAGCACCGCACGCATCACAACCGACAAGTATGGCAGGAACGTTGTTGCCAATGGTCGCAAATTTTTTCTTCCGCGTATCATCAAGATCGAGCCGGGCAAGGATTCGTATAGCTTCAACGTGACGCGCTCGTGCGGCACGATCTACGAAGTGTGGGGCGGCAAGGCTTCGGGCGGCCCCGCGAATCAGTGGTACATCGAGGGATTTCCGAGCGGGAAGCCGATTCATTGCACGGGCCTGGTCGACGCGCTCAAATTGTTGAACGGGATGTAAGCATGAAATATCGTGAATCGCTCGCGGATATCAAGGTGTAAATACTTGTGCGCGGTCTCGGGATGTGTTACAATTGATCCCAGGTCGATCAACACATAGAGGATAGCAAACATGGCGAACTACACAATCCTTATCGTTCTCTCTGACGGCACGCACCGCACCACCCGCTGGGACGGAGAAATGCCCAATACGATGATTCGCGACACGGTCCTGTCACAGATGGAGTACAATGACCCGAGCGTTTCCATCGAGCAGGTGGTCGTGGCGCTTGGCACGGAGGTTAAGGTTTATCCGGCGTCCGATCTTGCGGGCTGGTAAGACGAAACCGGCGTTCGCGCCGGTCTGCAGACCCTGGGCATCCTGCACTGACGAGTCAGCCCGAACATAGAGGAATAGACCAATGATTGCTGAACGTCGCATCGAGGCCGCCATCCTGGTGGCGCTGATCAACAACCTGTCCGCAGCCGGCTTCAAGCCCGCGGCGGTCTGCATCGACGGGGAGGGCGCGTACGTGCTGGCTCCCAAGGCCGACGGCTCTGACAACATCTTGTACGAGGATCTGCCGGCCGAGATCAGCAACCCGCTGACCGCGGCGCAGGTCGCCGACCTTATCTTCAACGTGTGGGACGTCGTGAGCCCGACCATCCACTTCACGCATCAGCACAAACTGACCTGGGGCCATGGCGTGATGGTGGTCCTGGGCAACGGTGAGGACTTCATCAGTGACTGGCACTGCGGCGATCCCGCGTTCGATGCAGTTGTGACTCAGGTGTCCGAGGCCGCGAGCGAGGGCGCATTCGACCCAGTGCTGTCTGGGTTGGGATTGTCGCCGCAGTTCGGCCCGCTGTAAACATAGAGGAGTAGACCAATGAACAAATATCTCAAGGACCTGGGACAACCTCACGACCGAAGCGGGCGTTTGCGAATCCATAAAGATGGTGCTGGATCGCCGGCCGACGATCGGGTTGCAGCCATGACACAAAAGTGTGTGGTTCCGGGCTGCACGGGGGAGTACAATCATGCGGGAGCCTGCAGTGCTGGTGTGGCGTTCGACCCGTTGACGGCCGGCCAGGGCGAGGGCTGGGGCCTGTTCACCACCGACGTGGACGAGAAGTGCCGGGCGCTTCAGAAGGACGACGAATCGGACCGGTTCGAGACCGATGCCGAGGCGATAGCCTACGTGCGGGCACGCGCTGACGCCGGATCAGCTTTGCACCAAGCTGCGCTCATTTGGGCTGATCTGTAAATACTTGTGTGCGACCTGGGGCCGTGTTATAATGGCTCCCGTCGATTTTATTCAACCATAGAGGATAGCAAACATGAAGAAAGAGAAGCAATTGAATTTGGCGCGGCATGACCTGCCGGCCGCCGTCTGCTACGTGTGCGGTGAGGAGGCCCCGGCGGCCGAACGCTGCACCAATGGTTACTGCCGGCGGTGCCATGCTGAGCACTGCACGCCCGGCGGGGCGACCTACCCGGGGCACGGCATCCGCGTCTACGCGGTCATCGGCCCCACTAACAACCGCGTCATCGTCCAGGCGGGTACGGTCGGGTTCTTCGACGTCGAGCCCGAGGTTTGGGAGGCGTTGCGCAAGACGCAGACCGGCGCCCAGACGTCCGCAGCACTGGCCGGCTCGCTGTTCGGCTGGCGCTGCCCCGGCGCGCGTAAAGAGAACTACACCGAGGACGGCGCGGCGATCTCACTGCGCGGGGTGCGGCGGTGATTTCGCGGCGCGCAGTCCGTGCATTCGCCCGGGTGTGGGGCCCGAAGTCCGAATCTTTCGCCATCGGTGCGGCGGCCGACGCCGGCTTTGACGGCGGCGAGTGGTCAGGGCCGGCCAACTCTTGCGCGGAGCAGGCCGAGTACCAGGCCACGGTCGCGATGGTCGCGTCCCGCTTTGGTGTGACCGCGGATCAGCTGGAGGAGGCAATTTACGCCGCTGCCGAGGCTGAGTTCTCCGCCCGGGTGCGGTCATGAGCCCGCTCTGGGCGTTCTGGCCCCCATTGCTCGTCGTGCCGCTGTAAATACTTGTGCGGCGGTGCGACCTGTGCTATAATGGCTCCCGTCGATTTTATTCAACCATAGAGGATAGCAAACATGAAGAAAGAGAAGCAATTGAATTTGGCGCGGCATGACATGAAACAAATGTGTGTGGTCCCGGGCTGCCCGGGCGAGTACAATCACGAGGGCGTGTGCGGCGGGGAGGCCCCGGCGGGGCAGCGCTGCACCAACGCCCAGACGTCCGCAGCACTGGAATGCCACATCGAATGTCATCGCCGCGAAATCCTCGGGATACTTACGCTGGCAGGAGGTGGCCTGTAGGGAGGCGCTGACGGCGGTCCGGGCTACCCACATAATTGTGTGTCAATCCTGGGCCATGTTTTAATGAGGTTTCGGGTTTTCAATATCTACATAGAGGATTTAAGACAATGAAGACAAAGATCACGGTAAATATGGACGGTGCGCTGTTTCAAGGCAAGCCGTGCGACGTCACCAGCGTCAGCCGGGGCTGGATCGGCATCATAGATAGCACCGGACGCGCCAAAAAGGTGCGCGCCACTGAAGTCACGACCGAAGTTGCGGCTGCGACCATCGCTGCGGGCGATGCCGTTGCCGACGCGGCGGAAGTGACCAAACCCGAAATTTTGATCCCCGGTATCAACGTTCAAACAAGGAGCAATACAATGGCAACCACAGTAAAGCGCGGCCGCCGTGCCCGCACCACTTCGCCCAAGGCCAACGGCAACGGCGCCGCTCAGCGCAAGCTGGGTGATTCCGAGTTCCGCAACTTTGAGAAGTACGAGCGGCACGAAACCGCATCGGGCAACATCTCGTTCGATAACGGTGACGCGGTGTCCACGAAGTTGCGCGGCCTCGATATCGGCGGCATTTACGACGTCGCGGCAGCCAAGCTTGGTGTGTCGGTACGGTCCCTCAAGGACAAATACTCGCACCTCAACATCGGCATGCAGCGCATGAACCTGGCTAACCGCATCCGTGGCGCGGCCAAGGCGAAGGACAAGGCGGCTTGAAGGTCGAAACCGGCGCCCGCGGCCGGTCTGCCCGTCATGCGGGCACTGACGAGACCTACATTTAAACTTAATAGAGGATATTTCAATCATGAAGACCGGAATTTCGCTAATCGACATGGCCACTCAACTTGAGGCTAACCGCAAGGTGGCTCGCGACTTTGTCGCCGACACCCGCAGACTCGAATTGGTGGCCGATGAACGCACGGCGCCCCGCCTGCTGATCCAGGACCAGGGCAGCTACGCACTCACCGGCACCGCCAAGCGCCAACTGGCGGACAAGCTGCAGATCCCCGCACCGTTCTATGATCGGCTGGAGACCAAGTACCCGGAGCAGTTGGCAAGCTTGGTTAACACCTTCTTCCAACGTGAGCCGGGTCAACACATGGTGCGCACCCTCCCCGGTACCGCCAGGGCGTTCCTGTCGAATGTCTATCGGCCGCTCGACAATTATGACCTGTTCGCCGAGATCTTCCCGTTGCTAAAAAAGGCGGGCGCGATCATCGAATCATCCAATCTCACCGAGACCAAGATGTACCTGAAAGTGCGCTGTCCGTGGCTCGACCGCGAATTGCCCGTCCCCGAGGGCCTGAAGATGGGCGTTGGGCACAACTTCTTCGTGCGCAAGGTCGAGGGATCGGTCACGATCTCGAACTCGGACGTCGGCCATGGTGGCATTTCAATTCTGCCCGGAATCTTCGAGAACCAGTGCACAAACTACGCGACGTTCAAGAGTGCGGGACTCACCAAGATTCACATCGGTAAGAAGACGGTGTCGGACGACCTGGTCATCGAGTACCTGTCGGATAAGACCAAGCAGCTCGACGACGCGGCATTCTGGTCCAAGGTCAAGGATAACGTGAATGCGATCATCGACGGTCGCGCCATGGACGGTATCGTCAAGCAGCTGAATGCGGCGCGGACTGACGTCATCGAGGTCAACCCCGCCGGAGTGGTTGAAGTGTTCGCGAAGCAGCAGCGCTTGACCGATGACGAGTCGGGCGGCCTGATGCGGCATTTCGTGGAATCGGGCGAGATGACCCGCTATGGCCTGCAGTGGGCGGTTACGCGCCTGGCGCAGGACGTAAAGGATTATGACCGGGCGAGCGAGTTTGAGCGGCTGGGCGGTCAGGTGATCGAGATGCCCAAGGCCGAATGGGCGCAGTTGCTCGAAGCTGCCTAGGAGCGCACGGGAAGGGTGCGGCACAGGGGCCGGCACATATGTGCCGGCCCCAACTTATGAAGCCCACGTTGAGCCTTCCGCTGCGCTCCGTCGTGTGTTCTAATGATGCCATACGGAGATAGAGGTGTTTCCCCATGGCGTTGGTCTATCCAGTCCATCGTGATCAGTTGCGCATCATAAAAAGAGCACTGACCGCATCGTTCGAGAAGTTGAAAAGGGTGCATTCAGACGAAGCACCTACGCAAGACTTTATCCAGGTATGCGAGGCCCTGTCGGCACTGTCGGACATCGAAGAGTCAGGCTTGAGCGCGCATGTCAGCAAAATTGGCCGCTGACGCGGCATCACACCCGGTCCTTGAGCAGGCACTGTGGCTCGCCGAGCAAGGGATCTTTGTAAATACGGTACAACCAAACTCAAAGGCGTTGGTGAAGGGCGGGGCGGTGATGGCAAATGCCACGCGGGACCCCGCTGTGATCCGGGCGGTGTTCAAGAATCCGTCGCTCAACCTGGGCGTCGTCCCTGGTCCGCAGTCGGGAATCTTTGTCGTAGACGTAGACACCAAGAATAAATCGCGTGGAATGGACGCCATGCGTGTTCTTGAAAAAGCTTGCGGAAGGATGGAGCCTACGCTGCTGGAGACTACGCCGTCCGGCGGGTTGCACTACTTCTACAGACTAACCGAGGGGCTGGACGTCCCCAACGGTAAGCTCGACATCGACGGCATCTTGGGTGTCGAACTCTTCGGCCGGCCCCACAATCTTGTGACCGCGCCGTCCGTGATCGATGGTAAGCATTATACTATCATTGAGCGCCGTCCTATCGTAGAAATGCCACGGCCGATGCTGGAGTACGTGCTTGCCCATGTTGTCAAAGGCGCGAAGGCAAAAGGCCCGATAACAGAGGAGCGCAACAACCGCATGTATCGGGAGGCGTGCCGACTGCGGCGCTTCAACACCCCCGAGGACGAGGCGTGGCAAAAACTGCTCGCGACCAATAACACGCTGTGCATGCCACCACTGTCCGAACATGAACTCAAAAAGGCGTTTCGTTCAGCTTGGAATCACTCGCCGTCGTACGAGATGACCGAACTTGGTAATTCTGAGCGTTTCTCGGATCACCACGGTGAAAATATGAAATATGTGCGTGACACCAAGAACTGGCTGCACTGGGACGAGCTGTGCTGGGTGGAAGATCGCACTGACCGCGCCATGCACCTGATGAAGCTGGAAATGCGCCGCATGTTGCATGAGGCGCGCGAGATCCCAAATGAGGAGTTCCGCAAGCCCGCGGTCATGTGGGCCAAAAAAAGTGAGGCGCGCAATGTCATGCAACATTCGCTGTCGCTGGTGCCGAGCGAGCGTGGAACGATGGTAAGCATGGACGACTTGGACCCGGACCCATGGCTTGTCGCCACTAAGAATGTGGTACTGGACCTGCGTACCGGGCGGCCGGTGCCGGCGACCCGTGAGCAGCTGATCACGAAGCGATTCGACGTGACACATGATCCCGCGGCCCAGTGCCCGACATTCTTGAAGTTCATCGAACAGATCCTGCCGAGTGAGGCCGTGCGCGAGTTTATTAAGCGGTATTTCGGCTACGCCATGACCGGCGACACGCGCGAGCAATGTATGGTGATTTGCTGGGGCACCGGGGCCAATGGTAAGACCACGCTCTTAAACACATTCCTTAACCTGTGGGGCGAGTACGGCCGCACCACTCCGGCTACCACATGGGTGCAGTCGAAAGACCCATCCAAGATCAGGAACGACCTGGCATCTCTCGCCGGCCGGCGGCTCGTGATCAGCTCCGAATTTGAGCAGAACCAGCACATGGCGGCGAGCCTGCTCAAGGGAGCCACTGGACAGGAGAAGCAATCAGTACGGTTTCTGTTTAATGAATATTTCGAGATGACGCCACTGTTCAAGGTGGCCTTTGCGGCCAACCATATCCCACTCATCGATGGTAGTGACAGCGCGTTAGTACGACGGCTGCGGCTGGTGGAGTTCGGGCGCGTGATCCCGGAGGAAGCGCGCGACAAGATCCTGCCTGAGAAGCTAAAGTCCGAGGCATCGGGAATCTTGAACTGGTTGCTGGACGGCTGCCAGGCGTGGCTCAACGATGGGTTATCGTACCCGGAGGAGGTGCGCAGAAGCACCAATGAGTATGCGGAGTCCAACGACAGCCTGGGCCAGTTCATCGAGGACCGCTGCGAGGTGGACGGCGCGTACGACTGCACTTCCAAGGCGCTCTATGCGGCGTACATGGCGTGGTGCGCGCAGCAAAGTTCCCGGCCGGTCTCAACCGCGCGCTTTAAGCGGGCGCTCAATGACCGCGGCTACGCTAGCATTAAGACCAAGAGCAGCAATAAGTTTATCGGCATTCGGCCGGCACTGCAGCACGAAGTCACACAATATTCGCAGGTGGAATACTGATGGGCACGATCCGCTACGACGCTTCGAAAAATAGGTTTCTGATCACGGCGCCGCCTCAACAAGTGGGGACTGTGATGCGTCTCCCGATGCGGCGCTTCATGCAAAAACTCAATGTGTGGATAGCGCCGGCCACGCGGCTTAATTGTGAAACAATGCTGGAGACCATGGGGGCTTGGGAGTGGGACGGGGGTGCGCGCGAGATCGCACAATCTACGCAGATCCACGATGAGGCCAAGCGTGCGTGGCCCACTTGGTACAAGTACGGTGGTCCTGCGCCATATAGACATCAGCGTGAAGCGGCAGCGCTCGCATATGCATATGACGAATTTTTCCTGTCCATGGAGCCCGGAACGGCTAAGACGAAGGTCGCTATTGATGTAGCGTGCGCACACAGGCTTCATCAATATATTGAGAGCTGCGTGATCATATGTCCCCTGTCTGTAGCGCGGACCTGGGAGGACGAACTTAAAACCCATTGCCCGCTGCCGTACGTGGTGGCGCAAGGGTCGTCAAAGTTTACCGACATAGTTGTTAAACCTGAACAGATCGGGTTCGTAATATTCGGTGTCGAGTCATTCTCCCAGGGCAAGGCGGCGCAAGTGCTGCTGGAGTGGGGCCACCACCACAAGTTCATGTTGGTGATGGATGAATCGCACTATATAAAGACACACAATTCTATAAGAACCAAAAAGATCATCGAGATCGGCCGGCAGGCGCGGGTTCGATTGTGTCTCACGGGCACGCAGATCACTAAAGATCTGATTGATCTGTACTCACAGTACGAGTTCCTAAACACATCTATCATCGGGGTGGGCGATTTCTATGCCTATCGTAACCGCTACGCCGTCATGGGCGGATTTAAGAACAAGAAGGTTGTCGGCTATGATAACGTGGATGAACTCATGGGGTTCTTGCGGCCGTATACTTATTCAATCACCAAAGCTGAATGCCTTGATTTACCCCCCAAGGTGTACACCCGCCGATATCTTGATTTGGACCCGGCGCACCGTCTGATGTATGATAGGTTGCGCGGCAACCAAATCGAAGAATTGCCGTTGAAAAATGTGTTGGTGAAGATGCTTCGCTCGCGCCAGTTGGTCGGTGGTTTTTTGCCTAATGAAGATGGCGACAGTCAGATGCAGGTGGCTCCGGGGAAGAATGCCAAACTGCAGGCCCTGCTGGCCGAGGTGGAGTCGATCTCGGGAAGCATCATCATCTTTGCGCAATGGTTGCCGGAGATAGGGCTGATCAGGAAACATTTACCAGAAGACCAAGTGCTCGTATTTACGGGGGCGACGGACCCCGACGCGCGCCAAGTCATGATCCATGAGTTCCAGGCCGGCTCAAAGCGCTTTTTCCTATCTACGATTCAAGCCGGTGGCGTCGGAATAACACTTACTGCTGCGACCGCCGTACTTTATTATTCGTGTACGGACAGTTATGCGGCGCGTGTCCAAAGCGAGGACCGTGCTCATCGCAGCGGACTCAAACACTCCGTGCTGTATGTCGATTTTATAGTGAATGATTCGGTAGAAGAAACATTGATGGCGGCCTACGAGGCCAAACAGTCGCTGGCAGACTTCGTGCGTGATCAGATGGAATTTGGGAGGGAGGTGACACTGTGAAGCGTTCACCGCACCGCCGATCTTGGTGCAACAGGGGTTTAGCCATCATGTCGCACCAAGATTGAGTATGGCGTGCGAGCCCAAGCTGTGGTATCATAACGGATGTGGGCGGCCTATGATAGAGGAGAGCGAGTTGATGAAGACTACTGTGGAACCTGCGGCATCCGTATCCAAGGTTTGGATCATGGACACCAATGCGTTCGATTATTCGCCGGCCGAAGCGTTTGGCGAGATTGTGACGCTGCGCACCCCCAATTTTGCGGCCGGCGCAGGCAACGA